TATACTGAATAGATTTATATTACCTTTTACATGTTCTAATGTTCCTAAATCTGAAATAGAGTATATCTTTGACAAGTCTCTATTCATTTCTATGGTATCCATTAGATTTTCATATTTGTATAAGTATGTTTCCCCGCCGAATTCATATAATTTTCCACTTTGATTAACTTTATGAGAATCTAAATCTGAAAATAGTAAAGAATATCCATCATAATAATCTAAAGTGGATGTTATTTTCTCATGCTTAAAGTCGGGAGTCACAGTTACAGGCAATTCTGATTTATATTTTCTGTACTCTAATTCCACGTCAGGAGGCATGTCCGTACTTGTGCTATATTTTATTTGCTCAAAATCAGGTAATAGGTTAAAATCTAAGGATGCTGTATATTTTTTATGTGATATTTCTACCGGAGGTGCGTAGCTTATAGAACCTGTGTACAAAATATATTCTCCTACTTGACTATCGGTTTTTATGATTGTTTTTTCATATTGCGGATTAGTCATAGAAGGGTTTTTTCTTGCGACTTTAGCCCTTTCTAATATATTTTCCTCTAATAAAATACCTGCAATAAGATTTGCTCTAGCTGGAACTAATTGCTTTATCTGCTCAAATATAGAATAATCATACAGTGAAAATATTTCTATGTATTTGTTGTAGTTGTTTCTATTTTTATACTTCTTCCAATAATTTTCTCTGTTTATTCTAAGGTTATTGTATTCATCTCTATACAAATCAGAAGGGTCTCCAATTAAATTATCTAAATCTATACCTCCATATTGATTTGCTATATCTCTATTTACTTGATCTGTTGGACTAAATACTACGGCTAATTTATTTGAATCAACAGGGTCTGTATCAAAAGTGTTTATTTGTACTCTTTTTTCCGGGGATAATTGATTAGTATAAAAAGATTCTTCTATTCGTATCTTATCGCTTTTTATGACACTTGCTCCTATGGAAGGTGAGTAGCTGTAATAAATTTCTGAATAAGGTTTATATTGATTTTCTTGAGACCCCGAGAATCCTATAAAACTAGCGGTGGTGTATTGTGATTTTATTCTATTAGGATGACTAGAAGATACAAATCTATAGGTAGAATGGTCGTATCTAAGAGCATCTACACCCATTGGATAGAATCTATTTAGCGTATCAAAGGATGATGTGTAAGAAGAACCATGGTAAGCTGCCGGGTTTAATGTATGTTCTTCAAATACTTTTTCTGAATAGATATCACTGTAGTCCTTGTATGCTTGTAGAAATCCTTTATACCTACTCGAGTTTACTCCTGCGTATTGACTGCCTGTAGAACCTCCTAATATAATGTTGTGTGGCGTAGATAAAGAGCTAGTAGAACCCCAAGAAAATGCTATATCAGAAGATGCAGTAACAATCATGGAACCAGAAAAACTAATCCAATTTTCAAAATTACCGCTAGATTTTTTCCATTCAATATGTATAGAACCTGTTTTTTTAGTATTTGTTATATTTCTATCTGTATATATCCTAACATTCCAAGCGTCTCCATCAAAAAATGGATAATATTGGGATTGTATTGTTTTTATAGAAAAAGAAGATGTTGAATTAGATGTGCTTTGTGCGTTCTTATATCTTAAAAAGCCGTAAGCATAACTTCCACTCCTCGATGAAGTAGAAAAAGCTCTGTAACTTACTAATTCTAAATTACTATATACTTTATTACTATTTTTAGAATCCTCTATAGACCATAAACTCATACTAAGACTAGATGAATTCGATGTATTGAATCTAAATTCTGAAACTCTAGGGGCGGATACTTGATTTTCGTTAGGGGATATAGATTGTCCCCACGGAATTTTAACAAATTGATTTCCGTCAAATTTTAACAGGTACTGATACCTATAACTTTTATGCGTAGGATTATATTTAGGAGGTCTTGCTCCACCATACTCCTTGATACTAATTAATGTTTGAGGAATACCATATATAGATAACAAAGATTTTAAACTTCGTTCCGTACCTTTTGTTTTTAAGAGAGTAGGTATATTGTTTACTATTCTCCTCCAAATTTGATGTGTTAAGTATTCATGCGCCTGAGAGGCTAAGGTTCCTGTCTCTAAAAAACTTCCTGTATTGTCTGTGCCTAATTTATATAACCAGAGATTACTAAGTTGATACCCATTATTTACCTCCCAACCTAAAGATTTAGCATAAGTTTTTAAAAGTTCATTAGGAATCCCTCTTTTAGGGTGTTCGTCTCTTCTGTGAATAGAAGTTAATTCTTTAGTAAAAGCATACAAATTATCAAAATGCTGACCAATCATATCAAGAAAGACAAGGTATTCTGAGTTGTCCGAATCATTCACAATATGACCCGGGGTGGCTTCGTATAATGTGTTGTAATTTGTGCTGTCAAACTTTCTAGCTTTCGACAAAGATGATGAATACCAATAATTATATGCAGAAGATGTTATATGGTAATTGTAATATTTATTTTGAGCTATATACTTTGGAGCTGGAGTAATACTACCTGTTATGTCGTAGGAAAAAATACTTCCAGAAGAATAATATAAATAATTTTCAAATTCGTCGAAACTATTTTTAACTTGATAAGATCTTTTTACTATTTTGTTATGGTCGGCAATACCAAAATTACTTCCTGAAGAATTGCTTAATTTTATTGCATTACTTTGACTATTGTAAAATTCAATTAATTGTAGTTTGTAATTATAGTTTTTTAATCTTTCTTGTGCTGATCCATAAAATACAAAATTAGAAAAAGTAGAGTAATCTATATTTAAAGGAACGGAAGCTGATGAAGATATAACTCTATTTATAATTGTATTAGCTGTCTCATAATTTGAATCTAGTAGAGTATCCCAATAATGATAAATGTTTTCGTCTTTAGAAGGCAGTAAACTATTCCATGTACTATAATTAGTAGATTCACCACTTGGAGTATTTACAGAATAATTAGGTGTTAAAGTCCTAGGTTCACTAACTATTTCAGGAGAAGTTACAGTAAATGAATCGAAATAATCCTCGGCTACTTTATAACAAATATGTAATAAATTTCCTGTTTTTAAATTTTCTATAGGCCTTAACAATTTAACATAAATAACATACTCATTATCACAATCAACTTTTATGTTTATAATTGAGTAAATTTTATTCTCTCCTAAATTTAATACAATGTTATTAATAAACCCCAAAGTTCTTAAATAAGAAACTTTATTTTTGAATAATTTTAGTTTACTTATTACGTCCGGATTATTTTTTAAATAGGTAGGCCGGATAGCTAATTTTAATTCTAACTCATCCGGGCTAATCTCTTGAATATAAAAATACTGATTATCTATGTTTCCAAAAATGTTATAAAGAAAGTTAAAACAAATTTTATAAGTTCCCTCAAATATTTCAGAATCAAAAAATAATTTACATACATCAAAATTTATATCATCGTAAGTAGAATCAAAATCATTTCTTACATTATAGGCTGACTTAACTAAATCATAACTTGTATTATAAACATGAGAATCTATGGAGAATGGATTTTTTATCTCATCTATTATTGCTTTTGATATGTCTAGACTCATGAATGGCTCATAATCAAATGATACTCCTTCAATTAATGATGACGAATCCTTTATTTTATCTTTATTTACGAATCTATCTATCATATCTGATTATTTTGATTATTCGAGACATTAGAATAATTACCAAATTCTATGGTATTTCCAGGGATACCTGATCCATAAATTCTATCACCTGTTCTATCAGACCCTCCAGTTCCTCCTGTGTCTCCACCACCTGTGCCACCACCATTACCTGTTCCTCCTCCGGTACTACCTCCTGTTCCTGATGTAGGACATTCAAAATTACCTATTTCTATACTAACATTAATTACTTTCCTAGCGCCTAACTCTGATTCTTTAATAACATAACTTTGTCCTCTATATTGATAAGTTTTAGAGGAAGAAAGACCAGTTGTTAGATTTGCTATTTGATTTATATTATCCATTCTTTCATAAGTAAAAATACTTCCCCCTTGTCCATCACACGGATGTAGTTCGTAAATAGTTATATCTCTACCTACAGGCCCTCCGGAACCTACTCCACCTCCGGAACCAGGGCAGATTGGAACGTTGCCTAATTTTGTAAGAGATGTAAATATAGTTACTCCACTAGTAGTTTTTAAGAATTCAGGAGCCGAACCATCCCAATAATATAAACCAGTATTACTACTGTTTAAATACACTTGATTTTTTTGCGGTTCATTTGGAGTGTAACCTTGTCCTTTTTTAGGATCACACGAATAAACTTTCCAGTACTTGTTACCTGCCCCTGTGTCTGTACCCCCTATTCCTCCCCCTGTATCAGGGCCTGTTCCTCCGCCTGTACCTGTTCCTCCTCCGGTATCAGTGCCTGTTCCCGTTCCTGTTCCTCCACCTGTACCTGTTCCTGCGCCTGTACCTGTTCCTGCGCCTGTACCTGTTCCTGCGCCTGTACCTGTTCCTCCTCCGGTATCAGTGCCTGTTCCCGTTCCTGTTCCTCCACCTGTACCTGTTCCTCCGCCTGTATTATCTTTAGGACATTCAGGACAAAGAGAATTAGTTCCAGATGCTCCCGTAGGTCCCGCAGGTCCTTGCGGTCCTATGGGGCCAATTCCGCCAGGTTGACCATTTTGTCCCGGCTGACCATTCTGTCCGGGTAATCCGTTAGTTCCATTCTGTCCATTAGCTCCGGGTTGTCCATTAGCTCCAGCAGGTCCACTAGGTCCGGCAGGTCCGGCAGGTCCATCTTTACCATCTTTACCGGCAGGTCCAGCAGCTCCGGCAGGTCCGCTACCTCCATCTATTCCATCTCTACCGTCTATACCATCTCTACCGTCTTTGCCATCTAAGCCAGGAATAGGTATGTTATTAACTATTGTTGATGGAACATTATTAATAATTGGAACCATAGGGTCAATAATGTTTCTTACTTTTTTTCTAACATCAAGTGTCCAAGATGAAGATAAGTCAACACAATTTCCGTTATTATCAGTGTTTATAAAATAGTACGTATAGTCTTCTAAAGGTCTTGCCCCAACTTCAGCAATTTTAACAAAGGTTCCTAATGGATAAGCGGATAATTCAGAAAAATCTACTCGTTCAATAGATACTACGTCGTTATATGTTTTATTTCTTTCAAACATCATAACTTCTAATGTCTCATTATTTGGCAAAAGACATACCGAGATATCTGTTAATGCTTGATTATTAACTCCAATAAAATAGTTAAAATTTGCATCAATTATCTTAGAAAGTATAAAGTCAGAAACGATAACTTTTTCAGGTCTTATAAAATAATATCCAGGGTCTACAGATAAGGTAGTCCCTTGTAATTTGTAACTTATTGGAACATATTTTATTCCTTTAAGATTTACTTTTAATTTTGGTTTATTGGCTTTTTTTATATCTTCAGTGGAATATCTATTTTTATTTTGTCCCTCTATTTCAGGCAATCTTTCATTTATTGTTCCGAAGATGACTTTTTCTACATTTCCCTCGTACCTTCTAACAATTTTATAATTCACATAATCATCGTTTTCACTAGATGTACTAATTTCATTTTTCGGGACGGGAAGAGATATTTCTAATTTATTATTTACATCTAATGCATCTCCAATTTTTATTAATTCTTTGGACTCTTCCGTAGTAAATCTTCCGGACATGTATTTTCCATACTCATCCACATGATATTGACCTTTATATATGTCTCCATTTAAATAAGTAAAATTTCCAGTAGATAAGTTAGGACCTGATCTTTTATTGTTTGGATCTGATAATCTATGTATATTTATGATATTATTCTCTTCCACTATTTACTAACTTTAAAATATATAGAATCATCAATTGTTTTTTCAATGTCTCCTCCATCCATCTTCACTTTAATTAGAACTTTATAATATCGATTAGGAAGGAATGTATTAAAATCTAATTTGAAATAATTTCCTTTATTGTCACAACTTATTACATTTCTATCATCAAATGGAACAACATACATAGATGTTTGTTCATCTTGTATTGCATAATAAGAAGATGTTGGTAATCTTTTACTTAACATGTAATTTGATGATGTAGAATATGTCTTAACTGGGATTCTATCTCTTACTAAAAATCTAAACTTTGTTTTATCTGTTGGGTAATAAGATGCTTTTTTATTTTTGAAATGTAGAATGAAATCTTCGTTTGGTACTTGAGAGAATGATGAAGTTCCTGAGAAGTCTGCATCATTCCATACAATATCTAATCTTGGAATGAATATAGTTTGAGTTTCCCTGCTGAAAAATTTAACAGATCCCATTACTTCACAACTTTTTTCATCGCTGTCACTTCTTTTTAAGATAAGACCATTATTCGGAATGGAGCCTGAAATCCATTTATGAACAATTCTAGTGATATCCATTCTTAAATCCGGACTTTCTTGGTCAAAAGATTGCGATGCTACGAAACCACTTTGATGATACCATGTACCCCCTCCTTTTTGTGTCACGTATGAGCCGGTAGTTCCTGCGACAAATGAACCGGAAGTCCACCGTTTACCTGTCATATTAAAAGAGCCATTTCTATAAGTCCATGAAACACCCTCTTTAATTTGAGGAGAAGAGTTGTAGTATCCTTTTCCTTGACTCCAAGATTCACTAACAGGGTATGCGTATAAAGAGTAAGTCAAAGCTAAATTATCGGCCTGTGCTGAAAATAAATTTAAATAGTATTTGCTTGACTTTCCAATAGTTCCATTCTGAATTAATTTATTTATTTCGTTAGAATCTATTTGGAGTAATATCCTAGAATTATAATTGTAATTATAGAAAATATCATTAGCATCTGCAACATTATGAGATATCTTTTCTAACTCTATTATTGAATCTAAACCTGAATTTAAATCAGGTTTCCCTTCATATATAGTGGCGTCTCTTATTGGATATACTGAATACTGCATTTTATGTTAAATTTACTACTCTTCCTAATATGTCTCTGTTCTTATACTTAACTTCAAAAATTGAAGGATCTAATGCGGGGTATAATATATTATTCCTAGTTGCTGTAGCTATATCATAGTAATTACCGGAATATCCTTCATCCTCCTTGTATTTATTATGTATATCAAATGCTAGTATATTTTTCACTCCCTGTACATCTTTGATTAAGCACATAACTTCACTTATATAAATAGGTTGACCTATCTGCATTTTATCATTAGAAAAGTAATCTCTAAGATTAGATAAGCATTGTAAAAGAACTTCATTTGAATTATATGTAGCGGATGTCAATATTTCGAAACTTATAGCTATGTTTATAATAAAGGCATCTCTTATATTTATAGCGTCAGTTAACATCCTGTATTGTAATAGATAATTTTTAAGATTCATTTTTACTGCCATATTTAAAGGGCTAAAGTTCTTATTATTATCGTATCCTAATAAATACAAATTAAGTGATAATGGATTTGGGATAAAATCAAATGTTCCATAAGCTCTAGTTTGGGCATCCCTTTCAATGTGAGCTTTAGCTACTGCTCCAAACTTAGGAGGAAGTGTGTAACATCTGACCATGTAGTCATCTTTTGTTACTGCTCTGTTCTGAGAAGCAAAGTGATTTATAGCTTCTTCTCTTAATGTTTCTATTGGTTTATCTGATATACCCCCTCTAGCTGGTTCCGGATTGTTTATGACAAGGGAACCTATAGATGCATTATATAAAGTCGAGTCTAAAGCACCTAAAGGAGTTAGTACGTTTATTGATGATATAGTAGTTATTGAGTTTGCTGAAACGTTATCCGGAATACCGCCTCCGATGGCGTATTGTACTGTAAGAGTGGTGTTAGAAGGAGCTGATCCGTAAGTTTTTGTGTATAAAAAATTTTCCGGGGATATACTTAAATCAACAACTCTTTCAAAATAATTTAATCCAGACCCTACATTAAAAGGATTAGGAACAATTTCTTCATCGACTTCACTGCTAACGCCACCTCCAAATTGTATTTCAGTTCTATCATCTAATCTAAGCCTAGTTACAAATCTTCTTTCTGTTTGTAAATAAGTTAATAAGTAAGGTGCAGAATCTCTGTATTGCGACAAATTTTGGTCGTTATGCGGTAAATTTTGTACAGGAATTGGTATGGTATCTTGAGCTAAATAAGGCAC